GAATCAGTCCCTGGCAATCAAGACGCAAAACACCACGAACCGTATGGCCAAGAGCCTACTGGATCTGGAGAAGCCAGGCTTCAACCGTAACCTGGCAAACCGGGAAGACGTGGCACTGGCTCCGGTGGTGAACCGTAAAGGTGAGATTGTGAACTACCGGTATCTGATGACCGAAGCCAATAAGGATGCGTTCCTGGAACGGGACACTCGGGTTGATTCGGTTCTCGGTGCCATGGGGTCTGCCATTTATGACAAGCCTGCCTCAGCGGAACACAACCGTAATGTGATTGAGGCCCTGAAAGAGACCTACGACATGGATTACCGGGACAACCCTTCCCGTTACCTGGAGTTCGGTCCGGACAGTCCAGACAAGCGTATCCGGGAGACATATCAGATGCTGCCGGAAGCCACCAAGCAGGCAATCCGCGATGTATGGGGGCGTAACGGTCTGAAGGTCCGAAACGACGTACTGGATCTGGTATTTGGGTACCGTCAGTACTCCTTGTCGGAAGCCTGGCAGTCTGCAGAACAGGGATTCATGGAAGAGCTGACCTTCGGCGTACTGGAATTCTTCTTCAAGGATAAGACTGCGTTGCGGGGTATGCAGATTGGTAGGGTATGGGACATGCTGGTGAACGAGATCAAGGATATTGTTGTGATCAAGAACCTGTTCACCTTCCTGGGTAACGTGCGGAGTAACCTGTCCATCTTGCTGTGGTATGGGGTCAACCCTATCAAAGGTGCCCGGGATCATGCAGTAGCAATTGATGGTCTGCTGAGGTACCAGCGAGATCGTCGTGAACTGCTTCGCCTGGAAAACCTGAGGGACTCTCAGACTTACAGTGGGACACTGGATCAGCTGAACCAGGATATCCTGGAACTGCAGCATGCCTTGGCGACCAACCCGGTAACTGAACTGGTGGATGCCGGACAATTCCAGACCATCATGGAGGATATTGATACCGAGGATGACGGCTTCTCCTACAAGTCCCGGATTGCTGAGTGGGTAGACGGGAAAGCCCAGAACCTGCCCAGCGGTTTGGTGACGGCCGGGAAGTATATGTACATGAGCCAGGACACCCTGCTGTACAAGGCCTTGTTCAAGTCCACCCAGATGAGTGACTTTGTGGCTCGGTACACTTTGTACCAGCATCTGCTTACCCGGAAGAATAACCCCATGAGTAAAGAAGACGCTCTGCGGGAAATTCGGGATGCCTTTGTGGTATACGACGTGCCCTCACATCGGGCCCTGGACTATATGAACCGTAAGGGTCTGGTGTTCTTCACCAAGTACTACCTGCGGATTCAACGTGTTCTGTGGCGTCTGATGCGTGACCATCCGGTACGGGGTCTGATGACGGCCTTTGGTTTCTCCTACCTGTTGGATGCACCAACGGTAATGGAGTCCAGTGCCCTGGGTCGGATCGGGAACAATCCATTGGACGTGGGTGCCTTTGGCTACCCCGGGGTATTGGATGAACTGTTGACCATGCAAATGGCCACCAGCCCCTTCCGGTAAACACAAAAAAGCCCCTCCGAGAGAGGGGCTTTTGTCTATTCACAGGTTGCAACCGTTACCCTGACTGGTCCACTTGAAAACACGGCCGCTTGGCCAGAACTCAAAAAATACGCTACACGTTGATGTAGCGGTGCCCCCGCCGTAGGTAGATGAGGTGCCAAGGTTCTGCTGGTAAATTGTCGTGGATGCCCGCTCATACTGACGGGTCTGCGTGTACTGGAACACATCACGGCCGTTGGGAGCCTTGAAGGTGCGAGTGGGATAGCCAAGGGTATTGATGACGACTTGTTTCTGCTCGCCCACCAGGGCATCCAGTTTGTTTCCAATGCCTGACGAGGAGGCACAGCCCGTTACAACCAGAGCAAGAAGAAGAATGAGGTTACGCATGGGGATCCTTATAGAAGCGGGCCCCGGAAGTACCAGGGCCCGTATCTTTACGGTCACTACTTGGTTTTGTTCCTGTTCTGCAATGACTCCCAGATCACGTAATACACGGTACCGAGAAGCATGCAGAGCCCGAGGACGACAGAAACTATAGTGGAAACGACGGTAAAGATGAACCCTCCGAAGAGGGCCAATGCGGTAACAAGGGCAGCAATCAATGCTGCCCCTATCGCTTTGAGGAATCTCATAGGAAACTCCTATTAGCCGAAGAGTGACTTCCCGCGTGGTGCTTCGTCTGTCTCTTCGTTGGCAGCGGCTTTCTCCGTATCTGGCGTATCCGGATCGAAGGGAGGCTCAGTCACAGCTGGCTCAGGTTCCGCTTCTGCAGGATCCGGCGCTTGGATAGGTTCAGCCTTTGCCTTGGGGGCACGTTTCACTGGCTCTTTGGGAGCTTCAGTCACCGGGGCGGTAGATGCTTCTTCAGGTGACAGGTCAATACCCGCTTCGATGGTCTGGCCACCTTTACGGGAGACGGTGAAGTTGATGGTATCGACCGGACTGGTCATACCGACTTTCACCAGGTAGTCGCGGATAGCGGCTTCGATATCGGCTTGGCTCAGTTGAATTTGAATTTGCATGAGGTTTCCTTTTGATTGGGTCTAGGCGACCGAAAGTAGGTGAAGGGTTTGCTTGAAAAGTGGGAGAGTCACACCGGCCTCGATGGCACCAATGGCGTCGGCCATGTGTTCAGCTTTGGAGGCAATCGGTGTGGTCTTACCGTTCTTGGTTTGCATGGGCCAGTTGGCCTTCGGGTGCTGCTTTACGGCACGTTCGATGATCTCGGCCTTACTGGCAGTTTTCTTGCCAATCGTGGCGAGCTTGACTTCGGTGGGCGTGACTTCGTAGAACGGGATACCTGCAGCACGTAGAGCGCCCAGGACACCCGCACACACACCATAGGAAGCCATGGCACGGGCAGACTGGCTACCAACAGGGACTTCCACGAAAACGGCTGCGGCTCCGGTAGAGGCTTTAAGAGCACCGTTAAACAGCTGCTCAGCACGCTCAAGGTCTTTGGAGTTTTGACGAACCTGCTTGCCAGTCGAATAGACCGGCTGAAGGACGTCGACCGTTTTGACCTGGATCTCACCTGTCTGCGGGTAGTAGAGGCCATAGGCCAGCCCCCAGTTGTTGAGTGAGGGATCCATCCCAAGGACAGGGATAGGATTCATTCGATGACCTCCAGGCTCCCGGGGTTTGGCATATACAACTTAGGTTTGGCTCGGGACGTTTTACCATCACGAACCTCTACCAACACGCCTTTGCGGTTGAGCCAGGTGTGCCCGTCAAACATGTACCGATGTTCGGGAAAGTGCTTGATAGCAAGACCTAACGGATAGTCGGCCGTGTGCAAGGCGCTGGGGTAGGTTTCGTGTGCTTTGTCCCGACTGTACACCACCACACCCTCTTTGGTGGTTGTGCTGCCACCAGCCTGACTAGACCATCGGACTCTGGTTCCAATTGGTAAGCAGCTCATGACACTTTACGACCTTGTGATACGGGTTGAGCGTTCTCAGGGATTTCGAGGTAACCCTCTTCAAACGCGGCCTTGGGCGACCAGGAGTGATACTCCTCAGCGGTACCCTTGCTGTAGATCACATGGTATCCGGGTTCCAGTGGATCTACTTGGCCCATGTCCCGGACACGCCGGATCGAGGTCTTGAAGGCTCCGAAGGTCATGGGCTCAGCATGGACCTGTTTGATGCACTGGTATTTCTTGATGCGATCACTCATTGGTTCAGCTCCGACCAGAGGCGATATCCTTCAAGCTCATAGAGCTTGTCCGTCGCCAGGGCTTCTGCCTTGGTTCGTGCAACGTCGATACCTACCTGACTGTCGAAGTTTTCCGGTGACACACAGGCAGACACGCCCGTTGCCAGATAGAACGTACCGTCCAGGTACACATGACAGAAGGTGGTTGTTTTTCCTGGACACCGCTCAAAGAGGTACTCCAGCCGTTCCTTCATTTTCTGGACGTGGGCCAGGCTGATTCGCGGGGCAGTAAGGCCTTTTGCGACAATCTGATCTTCAATGGTTTGGTCAGACATTGGGAGTCCTTGGTTCAGTGAATGTCAGGGGCCGCATGCGGCCCCTGCGAGACGGATCAACCAAACAGAGACTTGGTCGGCTTGGCAGTACCGCCAGATGCTGCTGCGGCACGCGGAGCACCTGCAGAACCACCGTTGGCATCGTTAGCGGCCGTGGCCTTGTTGCGGGTCTTACCGGTCCACTTGGCATCCCAAGTGTTGTAGAACGCAGCTTCGGTGGCCTGGGCACGGATTTCTGCCGTGGTCAGACGGTCACGCTCACGGAACACTTTGTCGATCTCGTTGGTTTCACGAGTCTCGCCGTTGCTCTCGTACTTGCCAGTTGCCTGGTTCTTCACCTGCTTATCCACGATCTGCTTCTGGATACCGAAGATGGCACGTTGGCCCAGCAGATCCATGATGACCTCGACCTGGGTCGGTTCTTCTTTCTGGGACGCCGGGTTGTAGACGTTGACCATCTTCATGTCGGTGGCCAGTTCGCCCAGTTCTTTGCCTACGGTCAGCAGGGCCAGGCTGTTCATGGTGTTGAAGCCCGGCAGGTACTTACGCTCACCGGTCTGGGTTTCGTAGTAGTTCTTGTTGCCCTTGGCGTTGCCGGACGCGATCCAGAGGATCTCTTTGTGTTCCTGGCCGTCATCGTTCTTGATGGCCAGGTTCACACCTACGGCACCGCCTGCGGATTGCATCAGGTAGGCCATGGTAACTTCGGCGGCGTACAGACCAGATTCCCAGGGGCCAAAGCCACCGCCTACGGAATCCTTTTCGTCTTCAATGCTGTTGTCGGTTTTTGCTACGTTGAGAAGTGACATAATGTTATTCCTTTCTGGTTCAGGTTAGATGTACGACTGCCCGGGAGCGGATCAGGCGTAGTATTCGTGCAGACGGTTAAAGACCAGCTGCATGTTGTTGTCGATGAAGGTTTCTTTGGTGTCCCACAGGCCCAGTGGCCCACGCAGCCGCTCGTTCACGGTCTCTTTGGTGAGCTTGGTCTGGAACACGTACTTGAAGCCCAGGGCTTCTTCTTCTGGGGTGACGGTCAGCAGGTCGGAGCCGTAGGCTTCCAGGTCCTTGAGCTTCACCTTTTTGGCAGCGATGATGCAGGAGAAGTACGACTCTACGCCGTTGTTCTTCACACTACCCTTGATGGGTACTGCGGTCTCCATCACCATTTCACCCTCGTTGAGGGTGTCTTTGGTGTGGGCAATGAAGACCACATTCTTGGACGATCCAGCAACGTGCTGCTGCATCACACGCTTGAAGTACTGGGCAAACTCGCCCCAGGCTTTCATGGTGTTGGAGGCATTGATGACGTACAGGCTCTCGTACATGTCCATCAGGTAGGTGAGGGAGTCAATCACGATGGTGTGAATGTCCGGCAGTGTCTCTGCGACCTCAAAGGCCTCCTCTACCTGCATGGGGTCGGTAATGACGTACTCTTTGAATTTGCTGCGGAACGGCAATTTCTTACCGGCTTCACAGTTCAGGTACATCACACCTTCTGGGTTTTCCAGTCCCATCAGGGACGCTGACTTACCGGCTGCTGATTTACCGCACAGCAATACCAGGTTGTCGTTGACTTGCTCTTGTTGCATGACACAGACCTTCTTGGTTGTTTCGTAGAAGGGGCCGGAGGCCCCCTGTTACGCTGCTCGCTTAGCCAGGGCCTTGGACACGGTCACCATGATGGTGCCCATGATCTCAGCCTCTTCCAGCTTGTCCGGCAGCTTGTCGTTGAGTTCCAGTAGACGAACCCGTACACCCTCGAAGTCAAAGCCTGCATCCACCAGGATATAGGCGTACTTGAGCAACTGGTTGTTGCGGTTACCGTCTCCGGTGTTGTTGATCACCCACCGCTCCAGGTTGTCGAGGGATTGCTGAGAGTCGATGACTCGTTTGCGCTCCTCGTTCTTGGCGGTCTTGGGGATGAATGGCAGTACGTCCAGTACCAGGCCGTCGTTGTACTCGTAGTGACCGTTGTGGGACAGCCACTTGCGGGCACGCTGACTGGTGCCATCGTCAACTTCAAACGGGAGCCACTGGAAGATGTTACCCATGAACTCTTTGTAGTCCTTGGCATCCAGTTTCAGTTCGTAGTTGGTCGGCAACAGGATACGGAACCGGTTCTCACCGTTTGGATCGTGGCGCTTGGTGGTGTACATCAAGTACTTGTAATCCTTCAGTAGCATCTTCGCTGTTTCCAGATTGACGCCACCATCGACGTCGATGACCACAATGTTGAATCCAGGCAGGCAGTTGTCTTCCTGACGGTGCCCCTCACCGTATTCCCCGGCCTTGAGGTGGTGGTTTACCCAGTGAATACCAGGTGCCTGGGTCATCTTGTGGAGCTGATCGAACGGTGCCGTTTCGTTGGTGTACCCCACGGCAATGTCCGTACTATAGGACACCCGGATGTTATCCAGATCAGTCTTCTTCAAGGTCTCCCCACGTAGGAACTCAATCCCGTCATTGAAGGCTCGCTTGATGATGATGTTGTTCTGGTATCCGTAGGCTACGGCCAGGTTCATCAGATCCCGTTGCTGGTTCCCGGCTTTCGGGTAGAACGGGAGATCCTCCACCAGGTCGGCCTGGGTCACTTCACGGCCAACACCGGCAATGTACTTGGCCAGCTTGGCGTAGTTACGATCCCGGGTCAGTAGGCCCTCAAATGCCTGTCCGG